CACATGGCTCAAGCAGATAACTTCGATCCCAAAGCTGTATACGATCCCCGAGATCCTCACATCTACCGGAGGCTATACGCTCAAGTCCTGACTCAGACCATCGCCGCTAAGCTGCATCAGCAGTGGTGCGAATGGGCCATGAGCATGATTGACCAAGGCTACATCGTTTCTACCGAGGTAGAAAATCTGATGAAGTTGTTTGTACCATTTCAGAATCTAAATCCCGAGGATCAGCACAACCACATGGTTCGTGCGGATCAGATAGTCTCGGAATTTATAAACTGGAAGATGGTAGATCAGGCCCTCAAGAAGGGCGGCCCCAAGAGAGGTGTTCACAATGCCTGAAGTGCCGATCAATCAAAGTACTCCACTAAGCGCCTTTGGCGCAAAGCTGTACTTTTACGATAACCAGGGCGTAGATCTCAGCCCCTACAAGAACCTGTCCAAGGCTCCTGTAGACAAGGCTGAGATCTACGGTCAGACACTGGAAGACCTGCTTACTCAGTATTCCATTGTGAACCAGTTGTTCGGATCGGTGGACTTACTTCGAGTGGCTTTGGAGCGAGACGATAACTCCAAGGTCTCCGGCGAGGATCAGGAAGTTCTTTCCAATATCCAGCGCACGATCGACATTCTGCACGAAGTGATTGTCGAGAAGTTTGCACCCAGACCCAGATGACCGCCATATTCAGAGACATGGAGCTGGATCTTGTTTGCAAGGATCCCAGAATACATAGGTTTATAGAGCAGGCCTTGCCGGCGTGCTTGGATATCCCTAGAACTAAAAAACATGTATCTCTGATTATCAGAAAAGGTCGGTTGCTGGCTATGGGTACAAATGCTTTTAAAGGGCATCCCATAGCCAGTAAGATCGGCTACCGCTTCGGAGAGCAGCACAGTGAATTAAATGCATTTCTTAAATGCTCGCACAAAGATAAACTTACGCTGATTAATATTCGTTTTAATAAAAACGAACAAATGCGTATGGCTAGACCTTGTGCATTGTGCTTGCCCTGGTGTTCAGCTCTTTTTGATGAAATATACTATACTTGTCCGGACGGCTATGTGCGTCAGCTTGACAGCAATGTCCAGTTAGCGCATAATTCTGCCGTAGGACTGGTGTTACCCGGTCATGCAGGCTCCGCCTAGGAGCTTTTTTAGCTATCAGTTGTTACTCCACTGTCCTTTTGGTACAATCCGCTTTTCAAGATCACTCTAGGAGACCTTACTTATGGGTTCATTTACTTCAAACGTAGCGCTTCAAATCATGCGAGCAGTGTTTCCCAGCTCTACTACAGCACTAGCTCCAATAACAGCTACTACTACTACTGCAGCAAACTTTAGAATCTACAATAGCCATGTTGCTGCAGGAAGCCAATGGGGTATTTTTTCTGCAGGGGCTAACGTAGTTCACACGTGCCATCTTGTATTTGGAAGTGTTGCAGCAACCGGTGCTAACATTGCTGCTAATAATCTTAACGATTCAAACTTTCAAGGAACTCCTTCGTTAGGCACTATTTCTGGCTCTTTTGCTAACGTTGGCGGAACCCCCTCTTTTGGAACAGGTGCTGCTGGTAACTACTTTGGATACACTGGAAAGGCAATGGTTGCTAGCGGCGGCACTACTCACACTTGGCAAGGTTGGTCACTATCGGAAACTAGTAGTAAAGGCCAGGCGCAAAGCAATCTTCAAATTGGATTCCCTGCATTGGGAGCTACTTCAGGAGCTATGAGTGTTTATGGCTTTGTAATTACTGCTCAGGGAACTGATGCTGCTCCTAGCGCCACTAATCCTGCCAGTCAGCTTGTGGCCAGTAATAACGGCGGAGCTCCATTAATTATTGCTTATGGAGATTTGTCTGCCTCTAGATTGTTGAACGAAGGCGACACTCCCGTATTTGCAACGCAAGCAATCACCATTACGCTTGAGTAATACCAATGTCTTTAGACCTGTCCAAGGTGCTGGAATTGCTTACGGCCTTGGCGGCTGGAGGAATCCTCACCATGGTGGTCAAAGCGCTGGTAGACAAGAATAAGACCAAGGCTGAGGCAAAGAAGATTGCCGTCGAAGGAGAAATATCTCTCGTTGAGATGGCAATGAAAATGACGGATAAGCTTCAGAACTCTCTTAAGAGCCTAGAGGATAAGACTGAAGATCTTGCTCGTAAAAACTTGAAATTGGAACACGAACTGTCTGAACTACGTCTCTCTAATATAAATCTTTTGCGTGAAATAGAAGCCCTTAAAAGACAAAACGACGATCTTGAAAGAACCTGTAGTGTCTTAATTAAGGAAAACAATCACCTAAGAGTTGAGTTAGAGAACTGCATCAAAAAGGAAGTATAAATATGGAACTATTTTTCTCTTCGTTTCTCGGCACCGTTTTCTACACCGCAATGGTTTTCGTAGCCGGCGCACTGATCGGCAAGCCTCTTTGGGACTGGGTTGCACCCAAGCTTCCCTGGAATAAGAAGTAACTAGAGAGTTCTGGAAATTCCAGCTATAATAGGGCCGTCTGAAGAGACGGCCCTATACTTTTAGAAAGCCCTATATGGCTAAGAAAAAGAGAAACAACATGAATGAAGATACAGCTCCAGAGCCTACTCCTGAGCACGTTGTAGAAGTTGTTGAGTCTGCCTCAGTTGAGCCTGAGGCTGCTCATCTACCTGAACCTGCTGTAGAAGCCCCTATTGTTGTTGAGGAGCCTGCTGCTCAACCTCTCGATAAAAACGCTGGTAAGACAGTACCTACCGCATTCTAAGGTGTGTTTAAATGCCTACGGTCTATCTAGGCGTAAACCGAGACTACTCTTCGTCCGGCATAACATCTCAGGGATCTATTGATTCTACCTCAGGAGGACCTCTTGGGCAGATTCAGCCCTGTCCTGGAGTTTTTCCATGCCTCATCGCAGCGAAGAGTTCTGTGAGAGGAAACTCCGCAGTCACTGTAGATTCTGTATATGCCGGACCAAACCATCTGGTCATAAGAGAGTTTCTACACGACAGTATTCCTAGTGCTGGCAACAGAGTACGCGTTGAGGCCAGAAATAGAAACGTAAAGGTTGTAGGCGGTACGTATATAGAGGGCTTTGCAACACCTAACCCCATCTTAAAACCATATTATGTAGACGGCGTTGTTCTTAATAGTATCTCTTTAAATGGCTTGCCTGCAGAGCTCTCGACCTCAAACGTATCGCCTGTGTTTGCCCTCAATATTGGCGGGACTGCCAATAATCCAAACGATCCTTTAAATTACGTTTTTAAAAAGGACGGATTTACTTATAACTTTGGTTCTGCGCAACTGTCCGAACGCCTAAATGCCCTTTGGACATCTTCTGTAGTTGGGAGTGTGCCTGTAAGTTTCAGCGCCTCTGGGATCAGTATACCAAGCGCAGGCAGCGGCTATGCGTACTTATTGGCTGATGTTAGTTCAAGCAAACTCCCATACTATACACCCGTTGTAGTCAAGTATCCGACAATAGTCGGTAATCAGGTATCTGATCTTGATGAGTTTGGGGGTAACTACCTTGAGAGACACAGAAGATCTTTGGCCATGTTGCAGGCCTCTACCAACGCTCCAACTTTAGGTGGATTTAATGCCACTACCGGAGCTATGTCTGCTTCTGCATTTGGCACTCAGACAACGCCTAATTACGTTAGATCGTTTGCAGCTCTATCTACTCAGACGGACAGCTATGGCGAGTTTTCTTTTGTAGGTACTAAAGGTAACTACACGGCCTTCATAGGTATGTTTGGAAGCGCAGCCAATGTAGCTCCCGGTACAGACTGGCCGACATATTTCTTTCACTCGTATCTTGCCTATGGCTCCCCCCTTAAAGATAATGCGGCATGTAAGCCGTCTTTGTTTTTTAATAGCAACTGGACTAGCGTAAAGACTGACCAATCTGTAGTTACGGCAAGTAATGCTTTTTGGAGCGCAGCATATCCACAGGGATTAAGATCCAGCCGATACGAAGACGTAAAGGCAATGCAGTACGGCTATGTGTTTTTAAATAAAGACACAAAGCATCTCGAGTTTATGTTCACAGCCCACGCAGATCCGACAATACAATCGGGCGAATCTCAGGTCATAAACAAGATAATGCATGCTCCTCCCAGGAGTGCAGACTTTATTCCTGCCTCTAACATGTTGCTGGGAGTAGACCCTCGTACTTCCACTACTTCGTCATCGCTATACAATACCTCTACCGCCAGTGTAAAAACTGCCTTTGTAAGCGATCAGATTTTACATGGAGGTGGAGGGCACGTTATGGCCCTAGGTACTTTCAACGGCGCCATAGTTACTGGAGGAAAGGTTGTAGTCTGGGGCAGCAATAGATGGGGTCAGTTGATACTGCCTGACCCAATGCGCGATGTAAACGTAACAATTTCAGACGTGGCGGTATCTAACTCGCCGCCAGTATTACCGCAGTCCGGTTGGAGCTATATACACCACGGTGTGTACTCGGATGAAGTAGCTGAACTCCAGGCTAGAAGGTTTAACCCAACCAATGATGCCGACACAGATATCTATAGCTACAGATATCCACATTCGTGGTCTAGCCGATACGGAAACCATATCAATTATTCCAATCTACCAGGCCATGTTGTCGTAGTTACTAATCAAGGTTGGGTGTACGCTTGGGGCAATAATCTTTACTATCAATGTGAAGTGCCTGACGAAATTAGCTTGTTGGACAGCACAGGGACTGTAAGAACAACTGCTGCCACCGATCCTATTATGGAAGTTTCCGCTGGAGCATTCCATACGGTGGCTAGATCTAAAGCAGGGGTTGTATACGTATGGGGTGCAGGAGGACCATGGGTAAGCACCACCGGTAGAGTTCAAACTGCCGGAGATGTAATTCCTCCAGCTGTGCCAGCACAGTACAAGTCAGTTCACTTTGGTCAAAGTTTACTGTACGCTTCTGGGGATGCTACAACTGGCTTTGCCCACTTGGCTACTCCCGCAAAAGATCCTCCGGGAACTAGCTCTCAGAGCTCAGAAAGCTATACTACGTTTTCCGTATATACGAGCGTTACCACTATATCTAAGCAGGTGACTACTGGAGGCACCGTAAACATAGGTCAAAAGACAGCGGCTGGATTTTCAGTAGCGGAACCTACTGGCGCAACCAGAATGAAGGGCATGATCGCTGCAGGTGCATTTCATACCGCAATCATAGATCAACAGCTTAAAATTCAGTGCATAGGCGCAGGTCGTGGAGCCACAAACCAGAGGACCTCTGTTCAAAATGGCTTTGTGCCTGCTTTAGGCAGTGCTGTAGTTTGGGGTACCAGCTACACCAACAATGACGTTCTATACGGCGCCGATACTTATCCGCATTTTTGCCAGGGCTTAAGCCAGTACAGAGCTCCACTTTCTACTAATACTATTGTTGAAACAGCTCCGCAATTATTCAGATTTTCGGGTTCAGTCAACTCACCTTATAAGTCCAGGTATTTTCAGGATCTACAGTTTAAAAAGGTAGTGTGCGGGCCTTTCTCGACACACGGAATAGTTTTTTCCGTATCAAGAGGCACCACAACAGATCAATTTTTAATAGACGACAAGGTATACCTTCACGGCAGAGTAGTTTCCTGGGGTTGCGCATTTAGCCCCCGGTACTTTCAAACACAGGGGACTGGGTGTACTGGAATACTTGGCAGTAGATATCAGCCAGTAAGCGGTGGAACTACCGGCTACAATACAGATCCGGCAAACAATCCTGCAGGTACCCTTTCTGGTATGGGGGCCACCGCGCAGATAACAACTGCAACTCCAAGATATTTTGAGATTCTAAATCGTTCAATTGGCACTAATTTTGGAGTTTATGTCGGCACATCGAATTTAGTAGGCTCACCTTCTCCAAATAGTTCAATAGCCTCCTCGCCATCAGTAGGTGTTGTTGGCAACAATGCTACCACACAAGGAAGTCCAAACTTTTTTACTGACTGCCCGGTAACTATAAGCCGCTTTAAGGTCAAAGATATGGCCTGTTGCGGAGATTTCTCTGTATACATAGGGTTCTTAAATACGTTTTCTAGAAGCCCAGAAAAGGTAACTCCTGCAGATACGAGTACAGAGACTCTCGGGTCTGGCGCTACTTACGACTATGAAGCCTCTGTATTTTTTACAGGCAACGACGTATATAGAACGAGTTTACTTGCGCCATATCAACTTCACGGAAGGTTTGAAGCCAACAGTCCTTATTCTGGAAATTTGGTAGCACGCAGAAATAGACAAGACACTACGGGAGTAGGACAAGAGTACTTATGGCCTGGCTCTACGGCTATGCCAATGAAGACAAGGTCCTTTCACTTTGGTCCAATAAAGCGTATTGCTAACGGAGTAGTGGGTAGGCTTAGTGGAGACTCTACAGATCGCACCATAGAGTACATACTGCCGACTACTGCATTGGCAAGCGCCAATCTCACTGTGGCCATTGTTAATATGGACAATAGGCCTGTAGCTTGGCTGGGTAGCTGGTTTAGCGACAACTACCAGGCTCCTATCGATCTGTCTTTGTTGCCCAGCGTGCCACTACAGAGCTTTAAAGTAGGTAAGGCTCACATAATGGCCGTGACCGATGGAGATTGGCCTGTAGCAGTAGGCTTGGGGACTATTGCAAGAGCTCCTAAGATCGTTAGCGAGCTTGGAACACAATTATTCACTGGTGTTGTTCCTACGGCATTAGTTGCCCCTGGGCTGATTACAAATGAAGGTTCTCGCTACTCTAGGCCGACATTAATTTCCTGGGGAGCAGGAGATGGACGTGAATACGGAACCACGCTGGTATCTCTAGCGCCTCCAGGTACCACCATTTACGGCATTGGATCAGGTACAGACAGCGTATTTGGTCTTGGCTTCCTCGATACTCATGCAGTCTCTCGCTACGATGCAACCTATGCAGGGGGATCGGTGCAGGGATTGGCAGTTAATACTGATGCCTGGGAGAATTATTACGGACATTATCGCTGGAATGTAAATAGCACCTACGACAGAAGCTTCACTCCTCCTAGTCTAACTACCTCTATAGGTAGTACTGGTGGAACAGTGTCTGGTGCAATATTTGGACCCCCTGGACACCATGCCGTAGAGGCCATGCAATCTCTGTTGGGATTCCAGCCTCAGCTGTATCCTAGTACCTTTACCAATCCTGCACTAGGAGCTAGAGATCTACTCAACGGAAACCAAGTTGCGGCTATTCCGGCTGCAGCCTTTCGCCCATTTGTAAGCTCTTCCGCACAATCCAGCCTGGCTGTTAGATGTTGTGCAACTGCGGCAGAGGAGGCAGTAAACTTTGAGTCTCTTAACTCCTTGCTGGAATACCACTCTCCTCTTGGCTACACTCGACAGACGTATACTGATTACGTTATAGACTACGCAGCAGGCAGCATGCATAGTGCGGTGCTATTCAGATCTAGCTGTCCGAGCTGGAGCCAGATTAGCGCAGGTGCTCATCTAGCTAATATTACTGCGTTTAATACGCACTTCAAGGTAGATGCCGTTGGCAACATACACTTCGGTCAGCGCAAAGTATGCAAGCTGGGAATAGTAGGCTACGGCTGTGAGGGCCAGACGGCAGGTGCCGAACGCATTCTTACAGACGGCTCCATAGCGCCATTGGTCCCGAGATTGTTTGCCCCTGACGCTAAAGTCTACTGTGGCGAGTCCTACACTCTTGTCACTAATCCCATTCGTATAGTCGAAGCCAGTAGTGGTAACGTTGCTTTGAGTCTTCTGGATTCTGGATCCGGCTACAGCACTCAAACTATTCCTATTACTATTCCTGCTTCTGCTTATTCAAAACAAATTAGAGGCTTGGACGTGCGCATATCTGTTGTCACGTCCTCGGGCACGGTAAATCTGCCTCTGTCCTCCTGGGAAGTGACGATACCGTACAAGAACAACACCTGGACTGTATTTAGCAAACTTAAAGCAAACCTAGATACGGCAGCAGCAGACTCTTTTCTACAAGCTTCAACCACAGCTGCCACTTATAGATTTTCTGATAGATTCCATCCGACAGTCGGTTATACGTATGGCACCGTTGACGTATACGATGAGCAGGGCATAAATCCCACTGTCACTGCTGCCTATTCTGGTACTTCGCCTTATTTCCTACGGCCTATAGACACTGCCGCTGCAGTTCCTGCGCTATCCAAACAAGGCTGCTACTACCCAGTCAGCGTAGATACAAGCAATGTAGTAACTGCTAATTTTTGGAATTTAACTAGCCCTACTACGCCTGAAGTCGTGCTTCCATTCAATGAGCCTACAATAAATGTTAACATTAAAGACTATACTAGTGCTAGCAGTTATGCAAACTGCAGTGTAAACATAACGCTTGAGGTGGAAGTAGACGACGGAGAATTGCCATATGTTCTATATGGTCCAAACAAGTCCGGAGTATGGAACGAACTTCCAGGACAAGGGCCTTCATTTGGAGCAGATATATCAGCTTTTAATGAATATGACGACGTCTATAATGGTCCTAATATTAAATCTCGCTGGCTACTAAACTGCCCATGCGAAATAGATTCATTATTATTAAGTCGAAAACACCCTGTCGGCTTTCTAGCTGACTCCAAGTTTATATGTGGTACAAAGAAGTACGGCCCTGCCGGAAACAGAGAAACTGCTGCAGCTCAAACTTTAGAGGATTACTATACCCCCTTTGACTTTACTCTATTGCGCAAAGCAATACTCAAAGAGAGAGTCACTGCCAACTTCTTTAGCGTATTTACCACTCTTCCCCATAGACCATTTTTAGGTATTAAGGATCAGATAGGAACGCTGAATCCCAGTCTGCAGGTGCTGCCAACAGGTGCGTTTATATCCACCGGAAGTCAATACAGCTTAGTGGCAGGGGCTGCTTCAGCGTTAACTACAACCGCAATACCTGCAGATAAAGCTAACTTTAGAAGAGCTTTAACAGTAACAAACACCAATGTTCGAGGTGGGCTTTTAACAAACTCAGCTATCTTGTACAATAAAGTCCTAAGGGCTCCTGCCATAGCTTGCGGTGCAAATTGCTCAATGTCCGCAAATAAAAACTTGAATGTTCGAGTAAGTCTACACTCAACGAACTGTTCTTAAAATGCCTATTTGTAATCTAGCTACTCTCACGGTAAATAGTGCGGCTCTTGGTGAACCAGCGCTAGACACTAATCTTATTGATGTAGCAGCAGTATCAACAGTAACTGCCACCAAGAATCTAACGGGTACATTTCTACTCAATTATTCTGCAGAGACTAATGTTTTTAAGGCACAAGTCCAATCTGCTGTACTAAATATATACTTAAATAAATCGACAGGAGTTGGAGTAGTAGGCATTAGTAAGGTTGAAATTACTAGACCTACTCCATTTGTTGAATACAATTTAGACGTTATTACTAGTTTAAAATCTTTAGTAAATTCTTGCATTTCTAATACGACTATAAGGAATGCAAGTAGTTTTACTCTAGCTACTAAGGGCCTAAGCAGCGGCAGTTCCACAGCAGCATTAGATGTCTCAGCTAATCTAATTACAGGAGGGCAGCTGAATGGGACTGTTTTAAACAGTAGTAGCACAGTATTTGCAATACCCACAAATAAGCTAGCCTTTCAAATAGACCTAACTGATGCAGCAGCGGTTGCCTCTACTGGTGGCACAGCCCTAGAACTTAATGCTTTTAATTTACTAGGAGCTCCTTCAATACAGGTTGCTGGTGCAGTAAGTGCTGCAAATCTTTTTGCTAGCCTTATAGCTAACATAACTTGTCGCTCCTTAGTAAATGCGATATCTCAGGCTAATTTTGAGTCGCGTGTAATAGTAGATAAGACTCCCAATATAACGTCAGCTAGCGCTGTTTTACCGGTAGGCTCTTTACTTACAATATTTAGAGCTGTATCGGGATCGACATTTACTATTTCTGCAGTACAAAATCTCCAAGGAAGTTTTAGCTCTCAGGTATTTGAGAAGGCCTGTGCCGGCTCTGCAACTGCTGCCTTTAATACGCAAGCATCACTACTTAATATTACTCTTAGATCTACCGTAGTTAATTGTAACTCAATCGTATCCCAGATACCTGTTGGCAAATTTATTGTCGGCAAGGCAGCACTACTTGAGACCTACGTAGTTACATCGGCTAATACAGTTTCCTCCGCAAGCCTGAAGGGTTATTTTGCTTTAAAGGCTATTGTTGCCGGAACACTAGACGCCAATTCTACCGCTATTAAAACCGGTATTGCCCTATCTAACATAGTTTGTGCTTCTAGTACAAGTGTTGGGACTGCAAAATTTGGAATTATTGCTCCTAACAATGTGCCAATAGTACGAGCTATCTCAGATCAACCAAGCAGCTCTAGGCCTTTGCTTGGGCAAACTGTTTATTTTGGACAGACGCAATCTCTACTGATTCCTATTGCCAGTTCAGGAATTGCTGGACTTAATGGTATTTTTGCTATTGGCTATCCGACAATCAAGCCAGCTATAGCCAATGCCCAACTTGGCACTACTGCAACTATATCTGGGCCTATCTCTCTGTCAGCACCTGTAGTTCAATGCGCTTCCGCTATCAGCAGCTTGAATACCAGTTTGTTAGTGCTGGGCGCTGTTGATTATCCAGATCAGGTCCAGGAGTATGTTCGTTATCCGCTGCCTACTGCTACATCTGCAGCCAGCCCTGTCGATGACGACGGCTCTCCCGTGCCGTATTCTCATTCGATATTCGGCAGTACGCTGATCAGACTTACTCCTACTGGATCTTCTACGACGGCAGTAGGACTTCGCCTGAAGGCTACGCAGATAGGCCTACCTACTCAGTACTCTTTCCCTCCAGACTACAACAGCACTCTGGTGTTGTTGCGTACCTCCATACTTGATACCTCTTCGACTCAAAGAGCAATATTTGGCAATCAGGCTGTAGGGCCAAATGTCAGCAGAGTGGCTACCTATTCCTCACTGCCAAGATCCTATGTGTCTTCAGTGGCATCTATGGGAGCCGGAGGAACTACCACTCTTGCTTCTGCCCAAACTGAGGTAACTGGAACGTATTCTGCTCCAACGACTCCAGTTCTATTCTTTGGATCAGCGCTTCTACGACATAACTACAATCAAAGCGCCAGCATCTCCAAGCCATCTTCGCTGGTGTCTGACTATTACTACCCTCAGTCTAATTCCAGAAAGCTGGCTAAGGCAAGAGTGGAAACCACGGTTGGAAACTATAGCGAAGGCTTATCCCCAATCTATAGCTCCTCGGCCTTTAGACTGCTGAGCCCTAGCGAATATGGGCTGTACTCTCAAGGCGGTCAAAGCTTCCAGATAAACGCAGCGGTTCTGGCTCAGGACGGAACTACTTCGTCGTCGGCCAACATTCACGGATCAGATTCGATGATCTCGTTCCTGCCGATAAAGCAAGGAGCGAGATACTCGTACTCTCGTTATCGTCCGTCTACGGTGCCAGGAACTTCCATCGTAGGGGCGGCGTCCTTCCTTGGTGGCCCGCCTAGCTCAAATCCTCTGGAGTTCACCGTAGAGCTTGTGGCTAATGGCTTCCCATTGGATTCCAGCTCCATCTACAGTCCAGATGCCGATTGCGTATTGCGGCTTCTGATCGCCCCTTACACAGATTCCGGCCTGCAGTCATTTGTGTACGTAGACGTTCCCGTACTGGGAATATCGGTAAATAATCCCTCCAGAGTAGTCATAGATTCTTCCTATAGATGGTTTGTCGAGCAGTGCCTGCTCGGCGGAGCTTATGCCGACACTCACACAGTCCGTGTGTTGAAGGATTTTTACACAGCTCCCAACAGCGCTCCAAGTCTGACTACCCGTGCGGTCTTGGCAGTTACTCGGCCCGTAGTCGACATCAGCGGAGACCAGGGAGAATCCAATCAAAACCTTTTGTCTTTTGCCAACGACAGAAACCTGTTGCTTGGAGAATTCTCCGTAGCCATATCTCGGCCTTCGACCGTATTTGATACGGCACTTAAGGTCAATGTCGAAGCAGCCCCTAATACGGCCCTGGAGGTCTACGACTCCGCCTCAATTCCGGCCTCCAAAGTTTCTTCCTTTGATCCCAACTCTCTGCATTTGTTCATAAAGTCAGATGGATCGCTAGGCTGCCGTCGCGTCCTTACTGCCTACAACGGTCCCGAGGTCAGCACCGATCCCAATCCAATACTTCCTATAGCTGTAAGGGAGTTTATTACTAACGGCGGACTGTTCTCTCAGGTCAAGGTAGGAGAAAGCATCATTGCCCTGCTATCCAGCGGAGCAAGTTCCAGAAAGCTATTCCTGTGGGGCTACAATACCTATGGTCAGCTCGACGTACCTGCTGCTGTAGACGCTTCGTTCCTGACTCAAGGCTATATCAGTAACGTCAAGGAATTTGATTTTAACTCTGGTCACATAGCCGTAATCCTTGACAACGGTCAGCTTCATAGCTGGGGTTGCACTCAATCTACGGTATGGCAGGCAGGGGCAACTTCTCCCATATCGCATATGGCTATAGGAGAGAACTTCTCCGTGGCTATAGTTGATCGCTACAACTCGGCATCTCCTAGCACGCCCATCAAGGTAATCGAGCAATACGGCAACTCTCCGTCTATTGCCAGCGTGCCCGTCGGAGTAACTGCAGCCACTCCAACCGTAGTTTGGACTGAAGGTCTTGCAGGACAAACCGTTTATGCAGGAAAGATACTAGCATGCGGAAAAAACCATGCAGTGCTGCTAAAGAGCGACAATACCGTGGTGTGTTGGGGCAACAATACGTACGGCCAATGCACCGTCCCTGTTGGCTTGTCCGGAGTTATTGGCATAGACGCAGGTGACGATCACACCATAGCCATAAAGAACGATGGCACCATCGTTTGCTGGGGTAGAAACCACCTGGGGCAAGCTACTGTTCCAGCTGGACTGCAGGCAAAGAGCATAGCTGCGGGAGGCAACTTCTCCATAGCTGTGCGTAACGGCTTTGCTACAGACGTATCGGGAACGGTCGGCTCCGTCGTTGATGACGAAATAGAGGACACTGTCGCCTGCTGGGGGGACAACACCCAGGGCCAATGCACACCTCCTGTCTGCGAAGGAGCGTCTTACAATCCGTCTGTCCACAAGTACAGAATGCGCTTCTGGGGTGTAAAGTGCGGTTGGGATCACGCAATAGGAATTCGCAAAGACGACGTTCCTTCCAGATGGTTCCAGCACGCAGAGTTAAATAGGCTGACTAACAGATACGCTATTAAATTACCGTTTAAGCACAGCGGTGGAACTACGATATTCCCTTGCTTGCGCTATCTGGCCATCGAGGATTCAGATCCACCTGTTCCTAATGTCTATTTCGCTAGGAGCTCAACCGGAGAGACCTATGTTCTTAACGAGACCGCTGCAGGTAGTGGAGTATACGCATCTGCTTCAGTAACCGTCTCTGGTACCAAATATAGGATAGTTTGGAACGTTTCTGCAGCTACTGTCACAGTAGAGTCGAGCCCTACAAGTCCTACAAATTGGACTACGGTAGAGTTTAATAAAGATACTTATGATCCGTATCAAGTTTTAACTTCGTCTCCATTTTACAATATATCTAGGCAATTCTATATAGGCTGGGATGCGCTCTCTGGTACGCCTGCTTGGAGGGCTGTTGTAGACGAAGTCACAGGATTTATATCTTACGCTACTGCAACTACGACTGGAGAGTATCTCGGAGTAGACTACGCAACGGCAGATGCTATTTCGGTAGGCCTCAATAGATTGTTTGTAGGGTGGGGAAATCCAATAGCTTGGGCGGAGTCTCTAGATTCTAACTCGTATACGCAATACTATCCTGGCACCGAAAATTTGTCGGCAAGCGTAGGCCCTGATATTAATCCTACTCCTGTAAAGGACAGCTCTGCCTTCAACCTTAATAGCATTTATAGCTACGTAGGCTACGGCAAACAATTAGGGATAGACTTAATTGAAGCTGGAACGAATCCACTTGGTAGCTCTTACTTGACTAGAGCAGGAGAAGCTTCGCTACAAAACGATATATACATAGGCCCGAGAGTGCTTCAGATTGTAGAGCCTCAAAACGCTTTGAGCATAACTACAAGCGCGGGATCTTACGTATACTATCTCGGCTCCAATACGGTATTTTTAAGCGTATCTGGGACTCCTCGCTATTTTAATAGACCTACTCCTGTCGGGGCAGCGTCTATCAGAACATATGCAAGCCCAGAATCTGGTGATGGCACTACGAATCCTGCAAATCTCGATTCCCAAATGCAGGGGTTTAACAACCGCGCTGTATACGTAGAAGCATTCACTTACGCACTTCCAGCAGGCTATTCCATTGTTGCAAACGGTTCTGGATCTTTACCTGCAGGAACTCCCAATTCTGACACTGGATACCACTTAATCTTTACTGGAACTGTAGGTGGATCCTCTAGAACTTTGGTGATGACCGGTGCTTGGGCGGGAATAGATTCTGGGACTGGAAATCTAAGCATATCTTTGCCCTTTGATATAACCTACTCTTCTGGCGGAATTCTTATAGATTCAAGCTGGTTGGCAGCTTTAGGCATAACGATAAAGAAAACTCGTGTAGTTAAGCAGCAGCTTAGCTACGGAGCCGCGACATATCAGGCGTATCCAGGCAAACACCTAACTTCTTATATATCTACGCAGGAGGTTCTTGGAATAACGACCTGGAGTGCCTCAGTGCGGGGTCTAAGCATATCGAATTCTAGTCAGCAAATTACCGGCGGTGTAAAGGGGTACAGATCCGCCTTTGCCATTTCGCCTCTGCAGTACTTTGCTGGCTTTAGATCTGCTGTCCTTACTAGTCGCAGCAGAATGAATATTGGCGGAAAGAACCCCGTCACATTATCCAGCTATGGAGATAATAAGGTTGGTCAGTTGGAGCTTCGTCTTACTGGGCCATTCTCAATCACGCCCTCTGAGATGAACAACTATGCCACAAACTTCAGCACCAACTGGCTGATGAATTTTGGCCAGACGCAAATTGGACATACGGAGACTCCCGCTCTTACTTACGGTTTCTCCAAAGTAGTATGTGGCCAATTCCATACTTTAGCTATTGACGAAGATGGGTATGTTCACGCACGTGGCTTGAACAATGCCATCAACCCTCCAAAGATAAAGGGAATTACCTGGGATCCGTTTAGTTTCCGCGCTAGCGGCTGCGGACTTGATAGCCCCGCAGACTTAACAGGATACTTTAGTAATCTCCCAGGCACGGATCCTGCCAGCGCAGCATTGTGCGCTACCTTTAATTGCAATAGAGCGCCTGCCGCCGCACCTGTTGGATCTACTAGCTCGATGGACTTAGTCGGTGGAACGATGTTCCAGTATCCGAACGTTCCCACCACTTGGCAAGATTCCTATAACAATACAGACTGTCTTGGAGCCTATGCCACCGACGGAGTGCTTTTCTTCGACAAGGCTGGATTTAACGATTCCGACATCGTATTGATATCTCAGAAGGCTGGACCTGCGGGAAACCAAGGTTTTGTCATAGGCCTTGAACAAATTCCTGGGCAGTCTAAGCTGTACATATCGGAGAGACCAGGAGCTCCTAAGATATATTCAGAGGCCTTTGATCCTAATCCTAGTTTGATCTACTTGTCTTTCCCTGCGTCTCGCGGCACTGGAATGTTGCCCATGAGAATCCGGGCAAAGATCAATGGTACTTATATTAAATGGCCAGGAGATCAATACGAGTCTCCTGACGTATTTGCAATTTCTTATCGTAGGTTCATGAACTGCTTTGGCGATGAGACCACAGTAGATCCGGCTAATAACAGCACTGTACTGACTGAACGTAAGCCTGCTACAGCTCCAACTAAGATGATTGCAGGAGACTCGTTCTTCCTTGGGCTGTATAACAACGAAGCGGAGCCTAGAGACAGACAGTGCGGGTCTATTATGACCGCTCCAACAGGCCCTGATTTTTATCCGTCGGGTGGAAATCTTGGATATCAAGACGGCGTTCAAGGCGAGGCATTTCCTGCTTTGGATTTTGCCGGTCCAAAGAACTACTTTATATCTTTGGTATCTAGAACCTACAGCCAGATATCCGGATCTGTTCCGGCTGCGGGAGTCTATTCTGGGGCTACAGCTACCACTCTGCGATATGACGGCGATGCAAATCCAAACTTTAAGATATACATAGGCGACGAGTATGCCATTCCTACTGAGGCATTAGATTACTCGGACGAAACTCCAAATCCAGGCGGTCGTTGGCCAAAAGTAGTATTTCCAAATGAGCCAGAGTGGGTCAGCGATCTTGCGCATCTTCCTACTGAGGTTTATGGATTTAGAAGTCTTGGAAACAGCTATACTTCTGAGCAGTTTCAGTTCAAAGCGGAAGACCCTACTTCTAACGTTTTGATATATCCTGCATATCCAGTTGTCAGCGTAGCTGACGAATTGTCTAGATACATAACATATGACGTAGCTAGCCGTCGACTGCTTCCGCAAAGCTATGAGCCTGGAGCGGTGGTTACCTCTCCGAGTTCAGTTGCTCTGGGCCAGAAGTGCGCCTATGCAGTTAAGTCCAATAACACTATTTTTAGCTGGGGCCAGAACTACAACTCTCAAAGAGCAGATGCGGCAGATATATCTATTACCTGTCAAAAAGTAGTTAGCGCTATAGAGGGATCTATTGTTCTTAAGTCCGACTCTCGCGCTACTGTAGTTGGATTTAATGGAGGTAATCTACCTGCCCCGATACGAAGTGTTCCCAATTTTGACTTCACCGATGTAGCCATAGCTGAATACACTGCTGCAGGTATAAAGCAAACAGATGGTACGGTAGTCTGCTGGGGAGCAGACTACGATGGCTTATTGACACCCCCCTCAGATTTAGGAGTATGTACTAAAGTAGTTGGCGGTAAGAGACACTTTGCTGCCCTTACAACTAATGGTAAAGTTGTCTGCTGGGGTGACAATGGCTCAGGTCAGTTGAACGTACCGGTCAACGCTCAATCTAACGTTGTAAAGATAGTTGCTGGCGCCTATCACACTGTTGCTCTCAAGTCTAATGGTGCAGTAGTTTGCTGGGGCGATAATGGCCATGGGCAGACCACGAATCCTGTCGGATTGGGCACTGGATGTTTGGATATCGCCGCAGGCTACTATCACACTGTAGCAATTAAGTCCGATAATACTTTAGCTTCGTGGGGAGCGGACTGGTATGGAACTCTAGTCACTAGCACTCCAGCAGGATCCTATATCAAGCTAGGCACTGGTTGGTCCTCGTACTACGCTGTCGCTGTTCGTACGACGGGTACAGGTGGAACCATGGTTTCTTGGGGAGATACTGGTGCGCCGTACTACACAGCGGTACCAGATGCAAACACTAGACGCACTGTATCTTTTAACCCTACTACCATTACTCAAGTAGGCCCATACAAACATGTTGTTGTTGCTGCGCCAACTCAAGCAGAGTTCACTGCAGCATATAACGCAATTCCTGCATCTATAAGAGCTAAGACCACGAGTAGATACTACTCCAGCTCCCAGCTAACCGGGCTTGAGCACGCAATTGCCGTTGCCGCAGGCAGCAATTCTTACTACGCAATCAAGGCAGCCACGTACAACGCTACACAAGGAACTCTGGTTGCTTGGGGTAGTGCCGGTTCAGACGGTGCTTTGACTGTCCCAACTGGCAGCACTTTTACATCGGTAAGTTCCAGAAATCGCCACGCTGCAGCATTAAGAGCAGATGGGACAGTGGCGTGCTGGGGTAGCAACACGCAAGGACAGGCTGTCAGTCCCGCAGGCACGTACTCTATGGTTGCTTGCGGAGATACCTTCACCGTAGCCATAAACGCATCCACTAACAAGCTGCTTGCCTGGGGCTCTATATCGACTATTCCGGCTCCTTATTTCGATATTCAATTCTCAACTGTAAGTGCAGGTAAAGCACACATAGTCGGCAGAGCCTCTTCAAGCTACTCTCAATTTGTGCCAGGCGGTACTTTTGCAGTCAATGCCGGAGATATTTTAGCCTTCGGAGATAACAGCAAGGGCCAATGCAATGTACCAGGCTTCTCCTACTCTGGAGAAAATAAGGGATTCAATTGCCCGGCTGTCGCAGGCGGCGAGTTCACCGCGTATGCAATGACGTCGACTGGATTCGAAATTACCAGTTACGTTGGAGGTACGGGAAGTACAGATCAAAGAGTAGTTGCGTTTGTAGATAACTCGTTGAGCGAGAAGACTCCCGATGATCCTAGCTACAGAACTAACTATAGCGATAGGCTAGAGGGATACATTATTCACCGGGCTGGAGCTTTGTGCCCAGCCATACTGCCATTAGATCACCCTTATGCTATAAACGCCCCTATATCAGAAATTTATCCAAATAGAGAGCCTGTAGTAGAGGCTGTACAGGCCTTACTAGGATTTGGCGTGCGGCAAGGCACAATATCAAATGCCACTAACGTACCTACTGCATTCCGTAGAGGCGGTAGCAGGAAGGCTAAGCTGGTGGCTGCGGGGCGATACCAATACCACTTCCAAAGAAGCACCAGATTCCCATATGGGGCAGGCTATAGCGTAATCGTAAGTACAGATGACGAAGTTATCGTATTTGGCGGAGACCTAGTGCCTGCTAGCTGTAACGCGCTTCTATACTCTCCTCCGGCAGAGGCTCTTGCAATTCGTAACGTGGCCTCGTCGGGTCTTATATTTGGCGACGTTGTCTCTCAGCTAGATACCTACAGAGGGCAGATATATGCACTGAAGAGCACTGGAGACTTAGTACAGTGGGGCTACGATGACGTGTCTACGTCTCTTAACCCAGAGTTCTACAAAGTCAATACTGCGCAAAAACAGTATTTCTCTTTGCCAGATGAGTCTTTGCAGGACGTCTTACCAAGACTGCAGCAGTTCGACTATTCCAATATTGCTTTGTCTTATATTTCTGGAATTCCAGGAGTTACAGATTCTTGGTCTGTAGACGTATACCTCGACAGATACTTCGACGGCCAGAAGACGACGATCCGCCGATTCTCTGCAGTAGGGCAGTCCTCGTTGTATTCAATCAACGATCCTGTTCACTTTGCTGAAACGTTCCTAGCCCTCGATACTTGGCCAGGTGCTGCAACATTCCTAGACTCTCAGTACGTTCTAAGCATTGTTCCTCGCGGAGTATCCTGCACAGTAAACTCTGCTTCGTTGTTTGCCTTGAATCTGGACTCCAAGATCGGCATTCAAAGAGTATTCCGCGACGGATCCAATATGGGCTCGGATCTAAGCCAGCCGGCGGACTTTGTAATTGCAGCCAAGAATGGCACGGGCTTTGAATCGACTATTCTGAATTCCTATGGATCTGTACGTGTTACGTCGGCGTCAGACAATGCTTCGGCAATTACGCTGAGCTCGTCAAATGACTTTATTTCTCCTAGCTTCATTCGTAACACTTACGGAGGAAGCGCTAAACTCGAGTATGTAGGGTCAGATCTTCGTTCAGCAAGGACTGGCGGAAGAGTTGCTAATCCTGGGCCTGTAACTCCTGCAAATCTAGGAGTCAGAGCTTGGTTTAAATACGAAAGCTTGTCCTCTACGGTAGGTCAAGCTATTTCCAGTTGGTCTAATAGCATTACGACTGAATCGATTACCTTAGCTGAAGGCGTTCCTGCAGCGCAACCCAATGTCGCTACATTCAATACGTCCTTCCGAGGCGCACAGTTCGATAACAGTACTGCGGACAAGCTATATGCCCCTGCCTCAGTGGCCGAATCCTCATTTACCTATTTCCTGGTGTATCAAAAGCCTGCAAACGCTGCAGATATACACGCAGCTATAGGAAAGTATGCTCTACCTGGAGCAGGAAATCCCAAGGTACAAGGAATTGGATTTGGCTTAGGCAGACCAGTGCTCTTCATGGGATCTACATACGATACGGCAGCTACGGCAGTGAACACTAATCCTGGAGTATTGTGTGGCTATTATGGGGGGTTGGCAGATAGAGGCCTGAGAGTCAATGGCACGCCAGTCACTACATGGAACGTGCAGAACGCGACTACTTATATGCCAGCTACTGGTATAGGCGTTGGATATCACCTAGGCGGAGGAATTGCCGGCACAACAGGCACAACCACAGTCAATCTCCACGATACTAATGATACTTATGCAGAGGTCGTAGTGGTCGAAGGACGCCTTAGCGACGAGGACATTCAAATCGTCGAAGGCTACTTGGCCCACAAGTTTAATCTACAGGCCAATCTGCCAAACAATCACCCGTACAAGGCAGCTCCTGCTAGCTACGACACTCTAAGCTCGATCTATAGTTTGGATCTGCTGGATGATCCTTTCCTAACGCTCGACTCCAATAGATTGACTGCAAATAACGGACGAGCCGAAACGTGGCTTGGTATGTTTGAGCTAGGATTAAAGCATAACAGCAAGCGCACCACCGCTACGGGAAGCATCGAAGTCAATCATGCTCCTATCTTGGCGGAGTTTGGATTCACGGTAGGAGTAACCACAAATGCGTTGACGCTACCTATCGCTGCAACATCTTTAGTTGCTGCGGCCGATCTAAGTCCAAATAGCACTACAAAGATAATGCCTACTAAGGCGATAGCAGCGATATGCAATGTAGCGTCTGTTTCATTGCCAAAGCAAAGAGCGCTGCCCGCTGCGCCTTTGACTCCTGCTTTGACCACAGGCTCAGTTTTCTGCAAGGTAAACATGGGGCTCAGAGGATCTGCTAGCTCGAAATTGGGTCTCTTCGCGCCAGCGGATTGCGATCCGGTCTACGGATGTCTCGGAGTTTCTGATCTTCCACCGGATTTAACAGTCTTGTCGCCCGGTACTGTACCGCTGCCAATTAATTGCATTAGCCGACTTTCTGCATCTTTGGGAGCCTACATTACTATTAAGTTTGCGTTGATAGAGTGCAAGCTGGCAGTAACAGGTTCACTAAGTCCAACCATCTCCCTAAGTGGTCAGGCTTCTGCAGTAAGTCGCGTAAATACTCCAACCTTGCGTACCGTGAATACGTTCCTCGGAGTTAGCAATATACTGACAGTGTCTAAGACTGAAGTATGTATTCCAGCATTTATTATCAAACCTCCATCTGCGCCAAAGATAACCTACTCAAGACCTGGCCTTATTGTTCAAGTTTTCCCAGAAGTAGGCGGTATAGCTGATGGAGAAATAAACCCAGGTCCAAATATAGAAATTGGGCGTAGGTAAGTGTCCCTTTATTGCAAATTTAGTAAAATAGGTACTCTATGGTCGATCCATATCTAGAACTTTTTTCTTCCAAAAAGGCTGTGGTAGCTGCCCCAGGTGGGCAAATGCCTCCTATGCCCGCCCCACCAATGGATCCCGCTATGGCTGGGGGTATGCCTCCACCAATGGATCCCGCTATGGCTGGGGGTATGCCTCCACCAATGGATCCCGCTATGGCTGGGGGTATGCCTCCACCAATGGATCCCGCTATGGCTGGGGGTATGCCTCCACCAATGGATATCGTTGGAGAAATCTCCAATATCAAAGCAATGCTGCAACAAGTCATGGACGCTCAGGTAGCCATGATGCAGGCAATGGCTCCTGCTGGAATGCCTGCTCCTGCGCCTATGCCTCCAATGGATCCTGCCATGATGGATCCCGCCGCAATGGGTTTGCCTGCAGCTCCTCCGCCAGGTATGGTTGCTCAGGCATCTGATGAGTCGGAAGACTTTACTGTTTTGATGCGATCAATAACGGATCTACTGCGCTGATGAGAGCACGTACTCAAAAACGAAACGTTCTGATTCCGGCCAAGTATGAAAAAGAACTGGCTTCGATTTTGATTTACGACGACCAAGACAGAGTAGTGTTTGCTGTTACCGAGACTGCAGCCGGCACCTATAAATTTACGCATTTAGGTTTGCCGGATTTTGCCAAGGAAGTACAGCAGATTACAGGAATGACTCCGGAGCAGGTAGCTCTGCACAAAATGGACTTACGTGATGGATCCCCTGCTTAAACAATTTCTAATAAAGCAAGCCTACACTCCGCCTGCCTTTCAAGGCAGTCTTATGCCTCCTAATGTATCTCCTACTGATACTCAGGCTTGGGGCTCTGCTCTATCCAAGGATCTGCAGGCCTATGGCCATTTAAGACCAGGATCTGCGGAATACAATCAAGCAATTAAAACCCGGGGATTCAGTCCTGAGTACATGCAAGGACTTAGCTCCTTGGGGCAAAGAGCACTGCAGATGTCTCAGGATCCTGCAGCAGTTAGAGGATTTGCTTCTGGTAACTTCAGCCCATACGCAGGTCAATTGCTGCAAGGTATAGATCCAGTCCAAGCAGTAGGCGGATACACCAATGCTGCAAGACTTGGAGCGGGACCAACTCTCCAGGGAGTAGCGGCAGGTGCAACTAGACTAAATGCCAATCCTTTTGCCACTACGGCTAGCGGGCAATGGGATCCATTTGGATTGCGATCTGGAGCACAGCTAGGAACAGTAGTAGGGCAAAGCGCTGCAAATCAGCAGTTTAGCCAGATGCCACAAGCTATCATGGGTAGCTTGGATAGAAACTCTCCGTTGGTTAGATCTTTAATGGCAAATGCTGCCACTACGCATATGTCCAATAAGATCGATGACTGGACTTCCGGCATGGGTAGCTTCGGTAGACAGTTGCGAGGACTTGGACAATTCTTATTAGGTATGGGCTCCAGAATGCCTGGCTACGAGTTTATTGCCAATAAAGCCATAGACTGGTTTGGCCCTGATATGTCCGGAGTGTTTGGCAAGCAGAGTTCTTTGGCTCTTGCTGCGCCATACTCTCATTACAAGGTAATCAAGACTCAGTGTGGCAGCGAGGTACTCACGCCATGGAACCATCGATAACCACAGTAGGTCAACTGCTCATCAATTCATCGCTTCCCGAGGAACACCGAGACCACGCTCGAGTCTGGGACAAGTCCTCTATGCGCAAGTTCCTTACTCAGATGGCTACTTCAATGAAGCCAGATGACTACAAGGACATGGTGCAGAAGCTGACTCTAATTGGTCTAAAGAGCGCAAGACAGTCGCCTCTATCCAGCTTTACCTTGGAAAGCCTCAAGCCTACCAAGGCCAAGAGCAAGATCACCGACGCTCTTAAAAAGGACGTTCGAACCATATTACGCACCGTAAAGGATCCCGAGCAGAGAGACGCCGCGATTGTAGATGCGACCTTGAAGTACCAGGACAACCTGGTTGACTCGGTGTACGACGAGGCCTTGAAGTCCGAGAATCCCTTTGCCATGCAGGTTTACGCAGGCGCCCGTGGAAACAAGAATCAGTTGTCTTCCATGATTGGCACCGACTTGATGTATAGCGACAACAAGGGTCGCCCGGTTCCAATCCCAGTCGTCAATTCTTACTCCGAGGGCGTAGATCCGGTCGAGTACTGGGCTGGCTCCTACGGTGCTCGCTCAGGCGCCATCGATGTAAAACTGGCAGTAGGTGACGCAGGCTACTTTGCCAAGCGTCTTACAGGCGCAGCTCACCGCTTGGTAGTCACAGACGAGGATATCGAGGATGGCCAGGGTCTGATGGTTGATACGGATGACCCAGACAACATGGGCTCCATATTGGCTAGAGACGAAGGAGAGTTCAAGAAGGGTACATACTTGGACTCCAGCATTCTTAAGTCTTTGTCCCAAGCAGGTAAAAAGAGACTTATGATCTATTCTCCCATTGCCGCTGTCAGCGCAATGAACGGATTGCCTCGCTGGGCGGCAGGCGTCAGAGAGCACGGTAAGTTGGCCGAGACCGGCATGAATGTCGGCATCACTGCCGCTCAGGCAATTGCTGAACCTGTAAGCCAAGGCATGCTTAACTCAAAGCACGGTGGCGGTGTTGCAAAGGGCAAAGCTAAGCGCAGTGTTACCGGATTTAACTATTTAAACCAATTAGTAGAAGTTCCAAAAACCTTTACTGACGGCGCTCCTGTCACGACTGCAGATGGCATTGTAGGTAAGATCGAACCTGCTCCACAGGGCGGTAATTACGTTCACGTAAATAATGAAAAATACTATGTGCCTACAGATCAAGCCGTAACCGTCAAGCCAGGCCAGTCCATTGAAGCCGGAGATGCACTCTCAGACGGCATAGTCAATCCTAAAGATTTGGCAGAATTAAAAGGCATTGGCGAGGCTAGACGCCGTTTTGTCCAGCAGTTCAAGTCTGCCCTACAAGAGAACGGCCTGCCAGCACATCGTAGAAACGTAGAAGTCGTGGCTCGTGGGCTTATCAATCAGGTGGAAATTACAGAGCCGGACGTAGTTCCTGGCACGTATCCTGAAGATTTGGTCAGCTACGACTATCTTGCATCTCGCTACGAACCCAGACAGGGATTCGTATCTGGGGAGCCAGGCAAGTATCTAAATCACTTTTTAGAGAAGCCAATTTTGCACTATTCGATTGGAACCCGTATAACTCCAAGTGTTGCTAAGGAGCTAAAAGAAAACGGATTCAATGAAGTGGTTGCGCATAAAAATCCTCCTCCATTTAAGCCAACCATGACGAGAGCCATGATGTCACTTATTGGAGATCGAGACTGGATGGTCCAGCTCGGAGGATTTAACCTTAAAAAGACATTCTTGGATAACGTGCAACGTGGATCCACATCTCAAATCCACGGCACATCTTGGATTCCCGCCTTGGCTACTGGAGAAATCTCAAAGGGCCCTAAAGGCACTTACTAGTTTTTTGTGCTATAATCTTTCTACCTAAAAGGAGCATTTATGATCAAACAAGCTTACGAACTCGCACAGGTTAAGAAGCCTCTTATTGCGGCGACTTTAATTCACTACAAGCAGGCAAACAAGGGAACCATGGATATGGAACCCATGATTGGTGGCGCTGAGCCCGGCATGATGGACAAGGCTATGGCTATGGGCAGCGATGCTCTTGAAGCTGGAAAGCGCTATGGTCCCGGTGTAGGTATCGGCGCAGGCGCAGGCGCTCTTGCCGGCCTTCCCGTTTCTTTGTTGGCCAATGCTGTTTTCGGTAAGGACAAGAGTCTTCGCGGCTATCTCCGCTCTGCTCTCATGGGTAGCCTCATCGGTGGTGGTCTTGGTGGCCTTGGCGCAGGTGGTCTACAGTACTACGGCGAATCTAGCCCAGAACGTGGCGCTAAGGTAGATGCCGGAATAGATTATCTTGGTGGCCTTTTCAATAAGGGTATTGGAGCCCTTGGCCTCGGCCAGGGCGTGCAGAACCTCCCGGGGTTTAATAGACCTGCTCCTGCTGGAGGTGAAGGGGCAATTTAAACTGCCCCTACTGTCGACAGTTTTAATAAAAACTAGTAGTAGATTGGGACTAGTCTAAATAAGGCCCTTTCAATTTACCAAAGGAAAATAATATGGCAGATAACAATCTTTTTTCAGATCTAGAAAACTATCGTAAACTCTCCGTTGCTACGCACATCTTCAAGAACACCTCTGGAGGCTCAAGATTCTTTGCATACGTTGGCCCCAACGGCAAGGAACTTGCGAACAACGCTGTAGAGTGCATCTCTGAGCGTGCTGCAGACTTTACCGGAGTTTTGGCTAAGCAGGCAATCCTGAGAGATATGGCAGATGCTAAGATCAAGTTTGGCACCAACCTTGATTTCTATCATCTCAGCCTGTCTTCAAATACCGCCAATACGTCTTTGACCATTCACAAGCCAGGCACTGTAGTGGCAGTATTTATGCGCACTACTGCTGGTCTTGGAGGAGACGAGACCTTGGTTCTCACTGCCGGTGGCACTAGCGTTGTTAATGCGACTGCTCCTATCTTTACTGCAGCCTCAGCCACTTCAGGAAAGGCTAAAGAGGCAGCACTACACGCTACTGCAGCTAACCTAGTTATTGCAGGCCAGACTGCAATCAGTGCTAACATCGGTAGCGGTGCCGCAGGAGACACTGCTGAGATTGTAATCGTTGTTGCCGAGCACAACGTTTAATAGCTAACTACTCTTACCTGGCGGGGGAAACCCCGTCAGGTAAATTCCTATTCGAGATAAACATGCCTAGAAAGAATCTCATTAAACTTGCGGACGACGCATCATTCGAGCAGAATTTCTTTCAGCTGGCTTTTGCCTACATTCGGGACAAGATTCCCAATTTGCTCGACTACATGCTTGGCTTCGAGGTCGTAAACAAGAACGACGAAGGCACTCAGGCCATCGGCTTGTTCAAGTTTGACGTAGCTGGTCGTCAGTTGTTCGTTCCTGTCTTCTACAAGAACGGAGAGCTAAAGGGCGCTGAGCTGCTTTACAATCAGAATCAGGACAAGTTCGTACCCAACAAGGAAAACTGGGTTGACACTCTGCTCAACTCTCGTCCAGAGGAACTGGGAGAGCCTTCAGGCATGTCCCGTGGCGATGTCATGGTCGGCATGCAGTCAGGTTTGGATCTAAGCAAAATCTACAATCCAACCATTAACACCAAGCTCAGCATGGATAAGATGCAGAGCTTGGCCGTCAACTTTGACTGGACGTTTCCGTCGTTTTTAAAGCAGGCTGACTGCCGTCTGGCGGATATCTACACTCGTACGCTAATGCAGAATCCAAGACTGCACAAGCTTGCTTCTGAAGCCTATGGCGAGGAGTTGTATGAGGCTCTTAGCTCATGCAAGCAGGCTAAAGTCGAGCAGCTCGACAACGAGAAGGTGCCAGAGGTAGAGGTCATCGACGCCAATAGCCCTCAACCTGTATTTGAATCAATGACTGATTCGGAGAAGCAGGAGCTACTGGAGGAGGGCATCGTCCTTCGAGACAATAGAGGCGAAGGAAAGATTCCCTACAAGATTCAGCGCCCAATGAAGCTTAACGCTGTGGACGGCGCCTGCGTGTACGACCTGCTCATGAAGGGCGGAGCGTTTGCACGTGGCGTAATGATGCCGGAGCTTGGAGTAGACAACTTCAACAAGCACGTCTTCATTCCTACCGACAACGACAAAGTCACACCTTGCTGCGTAGAGTCTGTAAAGACCTTTGTTTCTTCTTTTGATGGCGGAACTGAAGCCTTCAAGAAGTTCTTGGACGGGCTGTCTTCGGCTGAGTCCGCCAAGACTACTGCTGATACTGTCGGAGTTTCCGATAAGCAAGTCTCCTACAATATCTTCGTAGAGGCAGATGGATCTCAAGCGTCTGCACCTTTCTGTCTAACGGATAAGGTTGAGTTCGACGGCGCCACCACTTACAAGATTCACTATGGCGGCTACCCCATGGAGAAGGTCGTCGTGTCTCCAGCGTATCGCCGTATGCGACTTATCGACAATACGCTGTATGTACCAAAGGCAGCGAAGGTACACTCGTTCAAGGCGAAGATGTACTCCTGCCCAAAGATCGATCTTGGAGACGCTCGAGATATCGACGCAAAGATCAAAGGTCTCTTTGATGAAATTAAGGTTGCCAAGGACAGAAGCGGATTTACCGCCACTTGCAATGGCAAGCTGCTGTTCAAGCAGGCCACTCGCCGGGACGCATATGTAACTTTGGTTGCCGGCGTAGGATTTGGCATTGATACGGCCAAGGACGCCTTGAAGAAGGCGGCTGCTCTAGAGGAGGCCAGCTATACCTTCCAGAAAAAGGCTCAAGGCCCGTTCTTTGATCCTGGCATGGTCTTCAATCCGAACACTCCCCCAGTCCCAATGGGCATGAATCCAACTTTGGGTGTGCCGGAACAGTATCCGCAAGCCGACACTATGAGTGCTATGAGTGGCGCCCCTGGAAACGTGCTCAATCAGAGAGTCCTAGACGGTATTAGCGGCATGAACCAGACTCAGCCGGCCTTGAATCAGCAGGCCGTCGACAACATCATGCAGGCTGCTCAGTCAGGCGAGCGCAATGTCTTTGACGTAGCCAATATCTCTGAGCTGATCAATAGAGCCGACATCGATACGCCATTGGATCAGTACATGGTCGATCTCAATCAGGCCTTGGACAGACTCGGTCGTATCTACTTCCTGATGCTTTTCCATGGCGATAAGTTCTCTGAGCGCTTTAGCCAGGAAGATATTCCCAGCATGGAAGAGTCGGTTCGTAATACCTTTAATCACTTAGGCGAGCTGATTCTTAAGCTCAAGGAACGTAAGATTCAGTCTGACTCTGGATCTGCAGTTGAAACAGACCTTAACCAATTGGTGTAATACTATGATCAAAATTGCAAACAATGTTCACACTATGCTGTTAAAGCAGGCCGCAAGACTAAAAGCAGAAGATGTTCCTTTCGGAGATCCTAACCACCCGGGGCACGTAGTAGCAGATTATCTTTATGGAGTTCCAGGCTTAATGCCTCTATACGGACACGCTCATGTTAGAAATAACATATCGCAAGTTCTAGCTGAGGCTGCAGGCATTCCGTCAGAGGACGTTAGTTGGACTGTAAAGTATCCAATGCTGAGCATGCTTGCTGGTACGTTAGGAGGAGCTTCAATCGGAGGTCCAGCCGGGTACGGCATTGGAGCAGGACTTGGCGATAAACACCTTGGCGCCATCATCGGCGCTGCAGGCGGAGCATTAGGAGGGGGATTATTAACTACCTTAGCTAGAAGAAAAGCCATTAAGGCAATTGCTGAGGAGTTTAATACGGCTAAGAAGCTAAAAAAGCTAGAGCCAGAAAATCTAGGCTATTTTGGTAGTGTAGCAAAAGCTCTCCACAGCCCTGTCCATCCAGCTCTCCGAGATGGCATAATTGAGCAGACTGCTGGATTTACTAAAAAGCCTGACTAAATAAGACGTAATGCGTAGAGCAAACGTATCTTTATCGAATCGCCAGCCGGCACCACGTAGACTTAAAAGTCCAGACTGGCGCTATAACTATGTAGTCAAACTACTAGACGAATGGCGTGAACCCCGCAAGGACGACGATAAGTACGTAAGAGAACTCTACGCACTGCTCAAGGTAATTCGCCAAGAGCCGGTCGACGTTGTCGAGGCGTACAAAGACGCTCATCCAGACATTGCTGACGCTCTCATGCTCTACGAGAATGGGCCTTCGTATCGCCTGGACGTCGACACCCGTGTACTAGCCAGCTACTCCTTTGAGGAAGTCGCAAAGGTAGTTGGGCACGAAGCACCTGTCGTCGAATACTACGTCAAATGCTTCTTTGACGTTTTGGACAACCTGACTAATTACGGTTACTTAAACCGTTGGGTCATAGAGCCAATCATGCGCTCTGCTCCGTTCAGCACAGAGGCTTTCTGGAAACGAGTAGCTATCTTTGGTGGTCGAGAGATGATCGAAGCCATTGAGAAGTGCTCTCAGCATCAGATGCAAAAGCTTTTTGAGACATTATTTGACAACTTGGTATTGTCCAAGGGTATCCAGGCTGCCAACGGCATTATGCCTAATGCTAGAAATGCCACCGAGCTTATTGGACTAGCCAAGGACAATATTAATGAGCGCAAGAAGATTGAGGCTATCTTCGGTGGAGTAAAGGAAGACGATACCTTTACATCTCAGATCGTCAGCGTAATGCTGAAATCTTTCACCTTTGGTCTTATGAATCACAATGCCTTGCCAGCAGATCCTATTAGATCGGGGCAGTATTCTGATCAGGACCTGGCAGCCCTACATCCCAATAATCCTCCTCGTTTTGTTGAAAATCAAAATCAGGGTAAAATAGAGCAACAATGAACGACTTAAAGCATATATCTTCGGATAACAGAGAGCGCCTGGTACAGCTGGTAAATAAGACTGCCGGCTATGTCAATGATGGCCTGGATCCGACTGACGCTCTTGTAAAAGCTGCATCGCAGGGAGACTACCCTAATGATTATATTCTGCGAGCAGCAGAAGCCTACAATGGTGCAGCGCACTTGGCTTACTTTAAGTCCGCCGGATTGGAGGAAAGAGGAAACTCTTTTCCACTAGCAGATGGCGAGGCAGCAGTTGCTAGAATTTTAAATTCTGCTTCAGTAGATAATAAGAAGGCAGCACAGGCTTCTTTTTCTTATCTATCAGAGTCTGCAAACTATTTTGAGCCTGCCCAGGACGATAGCTTTTTATTCGTTGAAAAGCAGGCTACAGCTCCGTCGTTTGATGTTTTGAGCAAGAGTGCTGCCTCTTTGGACAAGCAGGAAAAGCTTGCCATTGAAACTAATAGAAACAGATACAACCAGGCTTGTGAAAGCCTTGCCAAGAGCATCAGCCACTTCAAGGAAAAGACTGCTTCCGTAACTGCCTATCGCCGTACGCATTGGGCAAGAGAAATGCTTGAGCGTCATGGCAAGGAAGCAATGGATGTCATTAGCTTGGCTACTGGCATTACCGGAGCAGAATGCATTAAGCTTGCTGCCGATAAGATTGGTTATTTCTCTTTAGGTAATGAGGAACTGGATTCGCTGGACTCCATTGTCAAAGGCTTCAACCAGGTTCGGTTGCTCAATACCAAGCTTGCTGAGGCGGAACACGATGCTTACGTAAATCATTTAGAGCGCACTCAGCTTCTCAATGATATGTGTGGGATTAAGCGTCCCGTTAGAAAAGAAGCATCGCTGATTGATCTGACTGGGCACTTAGGAACAATCGCCGGGCAGTTAAATCCTGGCATCGACACTCCGAGCGAGTCTATTCAAAGAGGAATCCTGGATACGCTAGCCGATCCTGACTTCGTGGATCAGTCTTCTCGAATCGATAAAGCTCTAACTCTGCACAAACTCATGAAGACTGATCCCATCATTGGATCTCGTCGCCCAGAGGAAATCGAACAGGCTTTGTCTGAAATTAATTCTATTGCTCCTACCGCAACTCGTAGCGAGCCATTGCTTCGTTCCATGTTGCGCCGTAGACTAGAGGCTGGCGAGCAGATTGACGACTTCTCGTTGAATCAGATGCTGGCCATGGAAGACAAGATGCGTGAGCAGCACAAGGAATACTCCGTGGTTCCCAAGCTAACTGGACTTACCGATAGCGGAAAGGGCAAATAATGAACGTAGATCAGCTTACAGCTAAGTTTGCCCAGGCCTATACCAAGCGAGCAGAAGATCCTACTTTTACGAGTCAACAGCTCGCTCCTCTTGGCTCAGAAGATATTACCTCCGCTGTAAGAGGCGCTCAGAATGCTCCGGCATATTTGGGTAGAGCAACTCCTTCTGGCGGAGGACTACTCTCAGATGCTGGAACTCCATTTCAGGTGCAGAGTGGACCCACTGGAACCATGAGCGGAGCTCCTGAGCTTCTAGCTCGGCCAATTGAGACTCAGCAAAGCTATGGTGCGGGGGCCTTTTTAGATCCTACGAGCGCAGGATTCTATTCTCCGTTTTTAGACGTTCCTTTTGTAGGAGCCGATCAAAGCGGCTTTGGTACTGGGGCTACTTTACTTTCTGGTGCTGGAGCTTATGGGGCAACTAAGGGCTTTTTAAATAGAGCTTTACTTGATCCAAGAAGCTACTTTCCAAATGCCCCTAGAGCTCCAATGTACATGACTCCAGCGGCAGCAGATTTACAACTTAGTAGATCTTTAGGAGTCCGTACTGGAGCTGTTAATAAATTAGAGGGCGTTGAGGCTCCTCTTAGCGCAGTTGCAATGCGTCCAGTTTCAGGTGCAGGTCAACCAGTTTCAGTAGATACTCCAAATCCTACGGCATTACGTGCTGCTATGGCGTCTCAAGGTATGGTTGGTCCCGGTGTAAGTCCAAGTGCTGCAAACCTCTTAATAAGAGGTAGCAGCACACCTCCTGTTGATATAACCGCCACCCGGCCAGGATCAGGATCAGGAAAAGGAAAAGGTGCGCCTGTAACTACTACTGCTAGATTTAACCCGCAAACTCCTTTGCTTCGACCTGGATCTAGAATCCCTACTGCTGCAGGCGTAAGAGCCGCAGTAGCCCCAACCCTTTTTGGAGGAATGCCTACAGGGCCTAAAGGTTCAGGCTTCGGTAGAGCTCCAATGTATGCAGCTCTTGCAGGTATGACTATTCCGCAGCTGTTCAACTTATATAATTACGGATTTAACGCTCCAGAAGATCCTACCGGCGGTCCACTCTCTGGATTAGTACCTAGAGTTGGCTACAATCCGGCTGTATTAGGAGCTGAGCCAGGATTCTTCTCCGATACGCCAACGATATATGAAAATGTTGTTGGCCGAGACGTACCCGTTCAATAAGTAACTCCAATGTTTATCAAAGCTTTCAGCCCAGATCACTTTAACCTCGGTAGCGACGCTCCGTTCGAGATCCTTAGATTCTCATCTAAGGGTCTGGACTCTGGTCAGGAGAAGAGAGCAAATATGTTCTCTCGCCTGATCGAGGGCTATACTCCAGGGAGAGACAAGACGGCTGTTCACACTATTGCCATGACTGCTTCCGAGAAGTTCGGATTTAACAGAAACGGCGATGGCTGGAAACGAGCCAATCTTCAACGAGATCACCCCACTTTTATCAGCCATGCCAAGGTATTCCGGCACCATAAGAATACGCCTATGGATCCTAGCTACGGCGTTGTAAAGGCTGCCGTATACAACGAGGACATGGACAGAGTCGAGCTTCTTATGGAACTCGACAACTCCAAGTGTGCCGAAGAGCTATCTTTGTTAGAGCGCAACGGCAGCTATCCGGTCTCCATGGCTTGCAAAATCGCTCACGACGTATGCTCAATTTGCTCTAATAAGGCAAAGACTCCCCGAGAGTACTGCTGGCACGTCAAAGAAGCTTTGGGCAAGATTCTCGATGACGGCAAGGTAGTAGGAGTGGATAATCCCAGCTCTACCTTCTTCGATATCTCTAGAGTTATTCGTCCTGCCGATAGAGTTGCTTATACTTTAAAGAAAGCATCTACTGGAGTTGCAGGCGGTGCTGCTTTAGCTGAAGAGCTAGGCTATACTTTAAATGATATTCAAGGTATAGAGGCTACGCTTAATTGCAGCTTTAAGTCAGCAGAAGACAAGCGTAAAATTCTTGAAAAAATCTCCAAGATGGAGAAGCGCATCGACGGCGTTATGCGCCCAGTCGTACTAGATAATCAGGAAGACGTCGATACCGTTGTCAAGAAACTATCTAGCTATATCCCAACCCACCTAGACTCTGTAATGCGTGGATTGTCTGATAATGGGGTAATGCTGCGTCCAGCAGAATTTTACACATTAATGACGGGATCTAAGTTGAGTTCTAGTCAGGCTGCTAATTTTAATAAATCTGCTGTTGCAGACGCCTTACGAGAATTTAATGCGGACGACCTAGTTTCAAGCTCGCTGTATGAGCCTGCAACTATGAAGATTTCCGGCAAGATTGCAGAGCTGTGCTCCAGCATTAGCCCGTACAGATCCGTCACTACTCCGTTGATGGGTCGTATTGCCGGAACTCAAATTGGAAAGTCCAACCCAATTAAGCTATCCTCCGACATTGACACAAGTTGGGCAAAAGAGTATATTCGTTACCAGCTTGAGACCCTTAACTCCATCAAGTCCGCTGCCTCCGCTAGCGACCTAGATGATTTGATTTTTTGCGGATTTTGTCAGAACACTGTAGAATAAATACAAACGTAAAGGAACTACACCATTATGGCCACTAGCTTTGAACACCGCGCTTTAGTCGAACAGCTTCGCGCCCTTACTCAGAAGCGCGCTGAGAATCCAGGCGAGAGCATTCTAAACACGTCACACCCCAGCGGCAGCAACTCTGCAGCTGACGACCACACCTCTCCTGCAGTTGTTGGTCATCGCTACGCAGAAAACACCGCTGACAACAAGGCAATGTATCCTCTCGGAACCGACAGCGACACCAAGCTTGAAGCTGGTAGTCAGCAGAAGGATCCTGGACACAACAAGGGTGTAAAGGTTCGCCCATCTGGTGAAGCACCAGAGGTCGAGCGTAAGTACAACCTTAATGACAACAACGATCCCGGTTCTTCTCACCCCTCGGGTAAGAACGCCGCTGATGCATTTATTGCAGAGGCTCGCAGCCTTGCTGCAGAACTTCGCAATATCGTTAAGGCTTCTCAGAAGGCGGACTCTTACGTCACCGGTAACGTAGACCAAGAAGCAACAGATAACAGCAAGAAGGATGCTAAGGGCACCGCTGCTTATCCAGTAAACGCTGATAACGATGGCAACATCCCTCTCACCAAGGAGCAGGGCAAGGACGCTGCAGCTAAGTTGGCTGCAATTCGCGAGATGGCCATCCGTGACATGTTGTCCATGCGCGAGGACATGAAGACTGCAGCCGCTCGTGATGCTGAGTCTTTTGTTCAGTCTGTTACCGCTGTCATGGACAAGTTTGCAGCTCCTCACGTTCTTCCAGTAATTCAGGCCGAGAAGCAAGCCGCAGCCGCAGCTCAGATTCACGGCATGGCTGAGAAGATCGCAGCTTACGACATTCTTGCTGAGATCGACGGCACTCCTAAGTTTGCAGAAGTTATGGCCGGCGCTCAGGCTGATGCCAAGCCTGCCGAAAAGTCTGAGAAGAAGAAGCCAGATGCCGACGGCGATGGCGTTCCAGACTGGGCAGACAAGAAGCCAGGCGATGACGCTGAGGAGAAGATGTCTCAGCTCAAGAAGCTAAAGAAGGCTGCTGCTGCACTCGAAGCCGAGATTAAAGCAGAGAAGGAGGGCTCTTCCCGCAAGGGCCGCACCTTTCGTAAGCTCGCAGAAGACGAAATGATGGAAGAGGAAGAGGAAGGCGAGGAGGAGTCTCCCGAATCAGAAGAGGAAATTTCTTCTGACGAAGAGGCTGCTGCCGAGCAAGCACTTATGGACATGGCTGCAATGCCAGCAGGCGGTGGCGCTCCAGACGAGATGGCCGCCATGATGGATCCTGCCATGATGGGTGCTGAGGGCCAAGAGCCTCCAATGACTCCTGAGGATGAAGCTGCTCTTATGGCACTCATGCAACAGGAAGGCATGAAGGAGTCCGATGTTCGCTCCTACGCCAAGGCTTCTGCTCTGATTGCTGCAGGTAAGGTAGATCCTACCAAGCTCTCCGCAGCTCAGGTTTCTTTCCTTCAGACTTGTGACGGTGCTGTAAAGCGCGCAGGCGCAAAGTTCCAGACTCTGCGTTCCGCCAGCCGTCTTCGCAATGAACTTAACTCAATCTATAAAGGGATTCAGTCGTGAGTAATATTAAAATTCCAGTTAAAGCGCTAGAAAAGATCGCATCTTTCATGGAGCGTGTGCCTGAGATGGTTTCGACTATCTCCGCACCCCAGCCAACTGCAACTCCAAGCCCGGTTTCTCGTAAGGAAGCCGAAGCTCGGGTTGCAGACCTTGTCAAACACGCTGGACTTGATCCAGCTCGTCAGTCTGAGTTCGCAAACTACATCATGACAAATGATGGCGCTCTCAAGACTATCGCGTCTCTTACCAACAAGATTGCTGCCCTTCAGGCCGAAGTGGGCCAGGCTCGTAATCTTGCGGTAGGTGTTCCTTCCTCTGTTTCCGCAAAATCCGCTGCGGTTCCTGGCAACCAGTCCTCGTCGGCCTGGTGCGAGGCTCTCCTCAGCTAAATTGAAAAGAAAGAACTTCTGTTCTACACTATACGAATCCAAGATTCGGAGAATAAACAATGCCTTACAAGAACTTAACTCAGATGACCACAAACATGCTCGATCCCGTCCGTGGATGGTGGGATGAGCGTCAACTTTCTCGCGTTTGCCCCGTTGCTGGCTATAACGGCACCACCGCTACTGGTGTTGTTGCTGGCGCTATCGGCTACCTTAACACCAGCGGCCAGTTTGCAAAGGGTGCAGCTACCGGTAATGCAATGCCACTCTTTGCACGTGGCGGTATCGAAGATAACGATGCAGTTCGTTATCAGGGCAACATGGCTGCTCAGAAGTCTACTCAAGTCGCTCAGGGCGAAGTCGGCGTTAGCTGCCTCGTTGGTACCGGCGCATACGAGCTCGGTACCACTGAGTACGACGGTGCTCCCACCGCAGGTCAACTACTTATGGCTAGCACTTCCGCAGCAGGCAAGATTGCTACTTTTGCTAGCACCGGTACTCCAAGTGCATACGGCTACGCCATAAATGCCACTCAAAACACCAACCAGGTCATTGGTATTGCTACTTCAGGCGTAGCCAAGAACCAGTACGGCGTAAATATGGTTTATTTCTACGTCAACTGGTGGCCAGCAATCTAATTCAAATTAAACCTAAACCTAAACCTACCCAGGAGTAAATACAGATGGCACTAGAACATCTTTCAGATATGGAAAAGCGGGCGAACCAAGTAGTTCGTCAGCACATCGACCAGATGGAGTTTAACCCAGAGTCAACTATCAAAGTTGCACGCGCTACGTCGGATTACATCCGCATGAAGCTTCGTGAAGAGGGTTTCCTCCGCAAGATTCTCCCCGCTCAGACCATTACCGGCGACGACCTCACCAAGCAGGTCTCCACCGATAAGCCGTCCAAGGTCGTCGAACTCGAGCCAGATTCACCTGGAGCGATGTCGATTCCCTTCGGTGAGTTCCCCAGCGGAACCTACATCTACGGTAAGCGTTGGCTCGTTACCTTCAGCCGCATTGCAACTCCAATGTTCAACAAGGACGTTGCGGAGCTTCACGACTATGATCTCGACATCCGTCAGGTCATTAGCGACAATGCGCTCAAGGATCTCCAGGCAGAGGAAGACGGCAAGTTCATCCAGACGATCAATTCGCTGCTCTCCAACGACCTCATGACCGCAAACGAGCTAGTTCCCTACGGTCCAAACGGCACCAACATCACGCTATGGAAGACTCTCTCCGGCGGTCTCACTCGTGAGAACGTCGTTGAGGCCAAGAAGCTCATGATGACCGCAGGCGCTCGCCTCCGTCCTCAGACCGCTCTTGTCAACCAGAAGACTGCTCTCGAGTTCGAGAAGTGGACTCGTGAAGAAGTCGGTGGCGACATGGCTCAGAACATTCTGGTCAATGGCTGGGCAGGCGAGGCAACCAAGTGGTGCAGCCTCAACTGGATCACCACCATTAAGGACGACCTCGTCCCCAACAACAGCATGTTCCTCTTTGCTGCACCTGAGTTCCTTGGTCGCCTTTACTTCCTTGAGGACACCACCATGTTCGTCAAGCGTGAAGGTCCAATGCTCTCCTGGTACGCCTACGAGATGCTTGGTGGCGGTATTGCAAATGCTGCAGCCGTCTCCCGAGTTGACTTCGCATAATTCAAAGATATGATGCAACACCTACGGGGGGAGAAATCCCCCCGTAGGAATTACCAAGGATACGAAAATGTTTTCAGACGGCCCTACAGATCCAAATTCCCCAGAATTCATCGAGGCTATGTACAAGCACCTGGTTTCCATCGGTGCAGACAAGCCCGATCCGGCAGGCTTCAAGAAAAACTACCAGAAGCAATTAGCTGAGGCTAAGGCAAAATACTCCAAAAAGGAATCTCAAATGTCAGATACTCAAAACAACGAGTCCCGTAAGATCGCTGCCCTCCAGAGCTTTGTTGGCACTTACTACATTCCTGAGTTCGTAAAGGCTTGCGCCGAACACGGTCTTCAGTTTGAGTCCGAGTCAGACCTTGCCCATGCTCTGCAGCTCAATGGCAAGTTTGCAGCAATGGTCTCCAGCGGCGTTTCAGTCGATGCCCTCATCGACACCATCGTCGGCAACCTCAACGTCAAGCACGCTAGCGAAGGTCAGATCAAGCTCTCCCTCGCTGCCATGAACCACGCTCTTGATTCTGGTCTTGAGGCCGCTGGCGTTCCAGTAGCTCCAATGAACAAGGCTGCAGCTGCAGACGTCCCCGGTGGTGTTTCTGACGAGGAGCTCCTTACGTTCCTTGATGTAGTTAGCTAATAACTACTCGAAAGGAGCGTTCAAGTGAACTTCCATCAGGCTCCTGTAACTCGATATCTGAAACTTCAGGATCGAGGCACTCCTGCCAGCCCTACTGCCAACGAGCTTACAGTTGCTCCGCAGGCATTTAGTACTAGCGCTCCAGTTATTAACAGCTCTTTATGGGTTTCAGGTAGGGCTGTTAATATTTTCTTTGAGACTCCGGCCTGGCCCTCAAGCACCTTTAGCATCAATCTAGAGTACGCTCATACCGCTGCTGGAACTCCGCTTCTAGCTGCCCCTAACGTTATGATCGTAGACACGGTGGCAAATGTAACTAACCACTTCATACGTGGAAATGTTGCCTTTGCGAACACTCTAAATACCGCTATAAACGTAACTTACTGCGGTATTTTAACAAACGTAGTTCCTGTTGGAGCCCGAGCCTCGGCGGCAAATTCTGCCTGGGTTCAGCCCTCAGATATTCTAGATGTTGCCACTAATGGGCACATTGCAGATAACCTTACTACAGGTTCAAATTTAACCGTACTGGCAACAAGAGTTAAAAACAATTCTGACAGCTACTACGTCGAATTTAACGCTTCGTTGGATCTAGACGGTACTGGTAGAGTAGTAATTGTCGGATCTGATGCAACGGGATTCCCTACCTCTACGGCAACCGGCGCCCTTACTGCTACAGAGACCTCTTACGAGTACGTCCTAAAGTACGGCGCCTCAGACTTCAGAAAACTGGCGGTTGACGGATTGGCAGTTACAGTTGTAGGTAAGGATAGCGGCGGCACTCCAGTATTTACCGGCAACCTAGTAAGCTGCGTCAATCTAACCTACTCCAGTAACAATAAGTCAGGAGTAGTAGCTAAGCTATTTGACCCCACTAGATTCCTACAAGTATCAAGAGCCTGGGCTAATGCCAATTTCCGTCCTCTGCCTACAGTAACTACTACTGCTTTTAACTCGCAGCGAATCACAATCGACAGAGATTACGTAGCTGGATCCGAGCCTTATAGATGCTTAGCCCTTATAAACTCCGGCACTGCTACCTCCTATCCGCAGATTGCGATCACGATAAATCCAATTAGCTAGTCTTGGAGGCACAATGAGCTTCCAGCGAAGCACGTATACCCGATACCTTATCCTAGGAAACGCGGCTGATCATAGATTTCAGCCTTTTCCATTAAGCTTTCCTAGCACAATGGATGGTACCAACGCTCCTTGGCCTGCACCTGGATTTAATACAAATACAGATTTGCCAACCTACGATACAGGTTGGACCATGGGTAGGCGTGTAAATCTGTTCTTTGATACTCCCAACTGGGAGGTGTCTTCTTACAAGGTTTCAGTACAGGCTTTCAACGTATCCAGCAATCCTACATCTGCTACTAGACCTGTACTCATAGCCCCAAACGCCATACTTAATGATCCAGAGCAGGAAGCACTCTCTGGAGCTATTCCGTATTACACTTTTTTAATGGGTAACCCGGTATATCCAAATGGCTGGCTATGGAACTCTAATTTAGAGCAAAAGATTGGATCTTTTCTTGATCCGTCCTCTAGTACAGTATTCCCTACTTGGATTCAGGGACCGGGCAGTACCTATATCTACGAGACTTCCGGATTACTTACCGCTAGAGTGGGCTGTACTGCGGCTGGAGAAGTCAGACTTAACTATTCGGCAGCCCTTAGGGAAGTTGTCGGCGTTGGCAGTAGAGCATCAACAGCCGCAGAGTATGTAGTAAAGCCTACAGATACCATTGAGCTGATCGCATCAGGTTCCAGTTACTCCAACCTTGCCAGTAATAATAGAATCATTACCTACGACACTAACAGTAATCCGCATCCAATAATTGTAGCTTGTCGTTTAAGTAATCAAAACACTTGGCGTCTTGAGTTCTGCGCACTGATCGACAACTATGGTCCAGACGCATACGGCGGCAAGCCAACGCCTTATCTTCCTGCTTATACTGGGCTTGGAACCTACGATAATCCTGTGAGTAATGGAGTCTCCGTACCACTAGCCTATGTTGCCAACGAAATATACTTTGTATATTCTGAAACAGACGTAAGAGGATTGGCAAAAAACAATATGGTCGTAGACGTGAGAGGCCGAGACGTTGCCGGAAATATAGTCTTTACTGGCAAGCTGTATAACGCCTGCAACCTTACCTATTGTCGAAATAACAGAGCGGAGATTTTAAACAGATTTAAAGATCCGGCAAAGTATCTAAACTTTACTGTGAACGATTTCTCAAAATCTGCCAGACCGTTGCCTGTTGCAAACTCGATCACCACAAACTTAACCAACTCATATACGTTTACCTATGGAAGTTCTGCCAACGGCACTCAGCCAATAAAGACTCTGGCTATTCAGGACTCTAACGTTGGCGGCAACTTTGCAACACTAGTGGTAGTAACTGCAGAACCTGCCGAATAATCAACGTTAGTTTTCTACCGGCTGGCGTGCTATAATTACTGCATCTATGTCAGCTGGAAACGCAAGCAATACTGTATTTACCGCTATTCCCGTAGGCGAAGACTTCTACATGTCTTTTCCTACGGAGCGGTTTTTTCACAATATAGCCATACCAGACATTCAAGACGTTGTGTTTAAACTTTACGATGCTAGATTGATCGGCGCGTTGGGTAGTCCGAATCCAAATGCCGTTATTGAGACAGTTACCAAAAGCGTCACTCCAAATAGATTTGTAATTACGGCAACTCAGGTATCTGTGCTGATCTCCTCAGCGACTCTAGATAGCTATGAGTCCGTCAGAACTTCTGGCGCTACGACCACCTTCAGAGGAGAGCTTTATGGCTTTGCCTCAGTGACCGTAGGAGGTGAGGAGACCGGAGACATCACGAGACTCCAGACCAATCCAGTCACAGCCAGAGCTTTTGCGTATGCTTATACTCCGGAGCCAGAGGAGTATTGGGACGGCTATTTCTATTCCAGCACCGTAAATACCATTGCCGCTTCCTGCAACGTTCTTGGAACTATAACGACGGTATAACCCATGCCCTACCCTAGCACTCAAAGCAATATCGTCTTGGGCCCAGTGGCGGTAGTCGTTGGAGCCAACCGACACAAGATCCCGGCAAGCCCCTATAGATCAAAGTCTAATTACTTGCCGGTGGACCAGGTTGCTCAGGACGGAGCCGCCTTCTTTCGCACGCAGATATTCACTCCTGACAACAATCCGTTGAACATAGTGGATATGAAGTTGCGCTATGTAGTGCGGGAATCTCTATTCAACGAGAACTACACTGAGATAGACGTCACCGTAATTCGTTCGGATTACGGCGAGATTGAGATATACATTCCGCCGAACATTCTGTCTGATCCAGGCTTGCACCTTGCATCAATTCAGGTCTACAACCTGGACGGCAAGCTCATATACCAGACTCCCAGGTATCTTGAGATCACACCCAAGATCAGTTCGATAAACCGACCAGTGACGGTAGCGGAGATCCGCATGGCGCTACGGGATTATCCGGAGTCCAATACTCTGTTAAATGACGTAGAGTTCAGCGACAACGAGATCGCCTTCTGCATCACTCGGCCTATCGACGCCTGGAATTCCATGTCTCCCGACGTAGGACAGTACGATATACACAACTTTCCCTGGCGCCGGGCGCACATCAACGCCACTATCGGAGAGTTGATGAAGATCGCGTCGTACCACTACTTCCGAAACCAGTTGCCCTACAGCTCTGGAGGTCTTAGCGTAGACGACAAGAACAAGGGAGCTACCTACCTTCAGATGGCCGAACAGGAATTAGCAAAGTTCCAGATGTTCTGCCAGGAGAAGAAATTCGAGATCAACATCATGGGCGGTTTTGCCTGGCTGCCTGGCCCATACGACCAGGTCTGAGGTGATTTATGGGAGAGCCTTTCAAGGACCTGCGCATTCTCTATGATGGACTAGGTCGTACTGCAGTATCGTGGGTATTAGACTCCCGGTTCGACGATCCATATCCGCACACATTTGAACTTCAGTTCAGCCCTATATCCACTGGCTTCGATACGGGGGAATACTACGTCATAAGCTCCGGCCAGAAGGTGGACTATCTCATGGACGTAAAGTTCAGAGATGCCGGTATGCCCTCTGCGGCTTTTTACAGAGTAAAGCTGACTACTCCAGCTGGAGAATACTACTCTCCTGCGCGGGGACTGCAGGGAAACGTAAACGATAAAAACCTGGGGCTGGTACGAGAGCTGCTCCGTAAGGAAAACCTGGCTCTGAGAAACGACAGAGGAGCTGCCAAGGGTTTTCTATTTAAACGTAGATACTATGGTCCCGCCTGCAGCTGCACCGACAAGAATACCGGCATCTTGGTCCACAGCATGTGCCGTGACTGCGCAGGCACGGGATTCAAGGATGGCTACTTTCCAGGAGTAGAGTTTCCAGTACTGGCTATGAGTACTGAGGACCAAAGAGATCAGCCTAGCGTTGCCGGTCCTCAGGAGATCAGAGCCATTGAAGCCCGATGCCTGGTATTTCCAGTTGCAGCAAGTAGAGACCTGTGGATGGAGGCTGAGACTAGCCGTCTATACGAGATCAAAGACTACTCGATCATAGGGCGATTGGGCCTGCATCCAGTTGCCGCCAAGATGCAGATCAAGGAAATGCCACTGGTAGACATAGTGCCTTTGCTGGTGTCTCTGAACAAAGAAGGATTTACTCCTCCCTCTACGGCATTTGCAACAAGCACTGTCAAAGCGCCACTGCCAACTCCTGAGTGGGCAGTACCTAACTACACAAGCCCTGCCACTCCAAGTGCTCCGGGTATTCCGGGTCCTCCAGGGCCTCCCGGTTCTCCAGGGGCTCCTGGGGCCCCTGGGGCCACGGGTCCAGCCGGTCCTACGGGTCCAGCCGGTCCTACGGGTCCAGCCGGTTCAGTAGGTTTGTCGAATACTGTTGTTGTGACTTCGTCCAGCTATTCGGCATTGATCACGGATGCGTATATCGGAGTCAACTACGCCGGCACCGTTGCCATTACGTTGCCAAGCAATCCTGCAACTGGTCAGATGCTCACAGTCAAAGATGAGTCTGGTCAAGCTGGATACGTCAATAGAGCAATCACTATAACTGCCGCTACTGGACTGATAGACAATCAGGCTTCTGTAATTTTAAATCTAAATAACGGCGCATTGCAATTTATCTATCGTTCTGGCTGGAGAATCATATGAGCTATCTTTTTAACAATGAGGTTGGATTTGTACCAAACGCCGTAGATGCGTTTAACCGGCTTAGAGTATCAAATCCATTTACCATTTTTGATTCGCAGCATAGATACCAGGAGAACGACAAATGGTCTACCTCTACGACCGCCGGGGGATCCGTTACATATCTGCCGAACGAAAGTGCAATAGATCTGTCTGTAAATACATTATCTAAAGCCAGAGTTATTAGAGAGACAAAGAGAGTATTCCCGTATCAGCCGGGAAAGTCATTACTTATATTCACCACGTTTGTCTTTGCCGCAGCCCAACCAAATCTACGACAACGCGTTGGATACTTTGGTGCCGAGAATGGAATATTTCTTGAGCAACTAGACAACACGATCTACTTAGTTCTTAGAAGTTTTGTTTCTGGCGCTATACAGGAAACAAAAGTAGCTCAATCGTCCTGGAATGGAGATAAGTTCAATGGAACCGGTCCCTCAGGTAGAACGATAGACCTAACCAAAGGCAACATTCTGTGGATGGATATTGAGTGGCTCGGAGTAGGCGACGTACGAGTGGGCTTTATAGTCGACGGTCGTCCCATAGTAGCCCATATATTTCATAACGAGAATCTAAAACCAACCACCTATATGACCACTGCGGTACTGCCGTTGCGACAAGAGATTGAAAACGTAAATACTACGTTAGCCAACTCTACAGCAAAGCAGATCTGCTCTAGCGTGATATCCGATGGTGGATACGAGGGATTTAGTAGACGATACAATATTTCTAACGGCACAACGCCTCTAGATCTAGGAGCTCATGGAAACTACAGACCTGTTTTGTCAATACGTCTTGCTCCAGGACGTTTGGACAGCGTCATAATCCCTTCCGATATAAGCATAACTGCAACTTCAAGTACCTGGATTAGCTACAGAGTTCTTCTAAATCCCTCATTTACCGGGACTGCCCCCGTTTTTACTACGCATTACAACAACAATGTTTCGTATTGCGTTCATACTGCTGGCACTACTGGTGCTACCGGCACGGACATAATTGGAGGCTATATAAACAACAAAGAGACTGTAAACATAAACTCCGCAAATAGCTTTAATTTTCAGTTGGGGCGTACTTTAGCTGGAGTTAGCGATACCTTTACTCTTGTTGTAGCTGCAGGCACTGGTAGTAATACTAATATATTGGCAGACATGTCCTGGTTTGAGATAGTATAAGCTGGCATCTATAGTTTAATTTACTATAATCCAGGCTCACATAGAAAGGTAAGTCATGGCAAACACAATTCGTATTAAGCGCAGATCGTCTGACTCTACTGCACCAACTACATCGCAGACTGTAAATGCAGAATTGGCGTTCAACGAGAACAACGACATTCTGTACTACGGCAAGGGCGGAAACAGCTCGGCCTCCAGCTCTGTCATTAAGATCGGAGGTTCTGGAGCGTTTCTTACACTTGATACTAACCAAACGCCGACCGGAGTAAAGACGTTCAGTACCACCACTTTGTCTATTACCGGTGGTTCTAACGGCAACGTACTTACTACCAACGGCAGCGGCACTCTTAGTTGGTCTAGCGTTTCTGCAAACGCGTTCTCCAATATTACAGACGGCACTAACACCGCTGCTGCCTCTGGCGGAGATACGTTTAAACTACGAGCCACCAGTCCTTTATCCGTAACTGTAACAAATAACGACGCTACTCACGGAGACAACGCGTTGTTTGCAGTTGCTGCTGGAAGCACTAGCTCTGCAGGTATTCTGCAGCTTACGGACTCGACTAGCTCCACCTCGACTACTACGGCAGCCACTCCTAATTCCGTAAAGTCTGCTTATGATCTGGCTAATGCCGCTTTGCCAAAATCAGGCGGCACGATGACTGGAGCAATTACTCTTGCTGCAGATCCCAGCTCAGCGCTGCATGCAGCTACTAAGCAGTATGTAGATGCAGTTAAGACAGGCTTGGACGTAAAAGACTCAGTCCATGTCGCGTCTACGGCCAATATCTCTGTTACCTACTCTGCAACAGGCGGCACCTCAGCGAGAGGCCAGATCACAGGAGCGACTAACTCTATCGATGGAGTTACTCTCGTTGCCGGCGATAGAATTTTGCTCAAAGACCAAAGCACTGGAGCCCAGAATGGTATTTGGGTAGTGACTACTGCAGGTACCGGATCTAACGGTGTTTGGGATCGAGCTACCGACTTTGATTCTGACGTTGAAGTCACTCCAGGAGCATTTACTTTTGTAGAAGAAGGCACAGTAAACGCGGATTCCGGTTGGGTTCTTACCACTAATGCTCCTATTGTGATCGGTGGAGGCTCTGGTACATCTCTTAACTGGGCTCAGTTTTCTGGTGCCGGGCAGATTACCGCAGGCGACGGCCTCACAAAATCAGGAAACACGTTAAACGTAGTCACCGCCAATTCAGGCAGAATCGTAGTTAACGCAGACAGCATAGACTTAGCAATAGTTGGCTATACTGGAAGTATAGGCAGCGCAGGCATTAATTTTGCAAAATCTATTACTGTTGATTCTTACGGCCGAGTTACTGCTGGCGACTATGCGGACGTTCGCACAGGCAGCACCTCTCAGACCGGTATTCTGCAGCTGACCGATAGCATCAGCTCGACGTCTACAACGACTGCAGCCACTCCAGCATCAGTTAAGTCTGCATATGATTTAGCAAACGCCGCTCTACCCAAGGCCGGCGGAACAATGACCGGCAAGGTAACCACTGTTACCACCTCGTCCTCAACCGCCAATATCCTATTAGCGGGCGCAGCTGCAGATCCCTCCGCGCCAGTTTCCGGAGATCTTTGGAACAACGCAGGTACTTTAAAGTTCTATAATGGATCTGCCACAAAGACATTAGCATTCACGG